GTTTTATTGTTAATTATGGTATTTTTTGTTTTTAGGGGTAATATACGAATTTCCTCTCTTGATGGTGAAATTTCATGTATCCAAACTTTTTCTAAATCATTTCCCGAACCTACTCTATATCTAACAAAGTTCATATTAATTTTAAGAATACCATTTGTAAATCCTAAATCATTAAGAAGTTTTTCGGCATCAATTGCAAGTTCTTTTTGTCCACCTGCATTTGTTATATTGTACATATAATTTTTAATATCACCCGTTTTGATATAAGCAACATTATTACCTGTTTTATTCGGTAATAATATATTATTTACATCATATATTGATACCTCCATCACATCGTATCTACACTCACCAAAATCAGCTTCTTCTATTTCATTTTTTGACACAATAAATAAATCATCCGCTTGAAGAAATTGTCCTTCATTAGTAGAATTTGAATTTATGCCATCAAAATTTGTATATTTTTTTATTGCCATTATGGTTTTTTTTATGGTTCATTTTTAGGATAATCATCTGGGTGGTTTTTAACTAAATCGGCCAAATATGATTTTTTATCCGATTTACCATCAGCCATAGTTACAATAACATCTACATTACCACCTTTGTATCTAGCACTACCTGTAAATCCTCTTTTCTTTCCTTTAGAATCCAATCCACTCGTTTGTGATGTTGATATTATTAAATTTATATCTTTAGATTGACCCGCAGTAACTACAAAATCAGTTTCGGCTACCGATAACCAATTTATATTAGGAGGATTGGTTATTTTTATATTAACTTTTATATCTTTTTTATCATTATTAATAATGTTAATAGCTTCACCATTTTCCCAACGAGTTTCTGTATTATTTCCATTTATTTTACCAACAATAGGAGTATCCGTTTTAGAATTTTTTGTTTTGATTTTAACTAATACATTTCCAACTAATACATCAGCACCACTTGCTATTGCTTGTGATTGTGTACCTTGTTGAATTGCCTGTTGTTGTTGAACTGCTCCTAATTGAGATTGTAATCCTTCAATAATTGAGTTTAATGAATCAATTTGTTTAATTAGAGCTTCAATTTGTGCTTTAAATCCCTGATTTTGTGATTGTAAAGATGCTCTTAATATTGATTCCTCAACTGATTTTTGTACAGCAGATTGTATTTGATTTGAAAAATCTTGTATAGTAGCAGTTAAAGTATTTAATTGATTACTTAATGCATCATTACTTTGTTCTGTAGAAAGTTTATTATTAATCTCTGATTTTAAATCTGCTCTTAATCCAACAACTTTTGAAGTTAAATCTTCTACTTTCTTTGTTAAATCTTCTACTTGCTTTGTTAAATCTTTATTAGTTGCAACTTGTCCATCATATAATTCTTTTGTAACTAAATTTTTATTAGCTACAGGTATAGATGGCTTTAACTCTTTAACTTCAACATCAATTGCTTTTAATAATTCTATATTATCAATTTTAGTTTTAGTTAATGGTTTGAACACCAAAGATGATGCTACATTTTGTTCATCAACTATTGTAACCCCATACTCATTTTTTGAAACGGCAGCAGAGCCTGATATTCTTAAAATTGATTCTAAATCATCTTTGCGTTTATCAGCTAATTTTTGTGCAATTGTTTCTAAAGGTGTTAATGCCATTATTCTACTATTTCAAATATTAATTTATCATCAATTAGTGTTGTTACTCCACTTTCTACTATTTTAAGTTTTATTTTATACATTCTATTAGCTGGTAATGTATTTAAGTTCATATTAAAATAATTAGAAGTACTATCACAGCTAACTTTAGTATATGTTCCAAATGGGTATATTACTTCACCAGTAACATAATCTTCCAATTGATAATAAGTAGTAGTTGGTAAGTATTTATTTTGGTCTAATTCATATGTTGTTCCAAATGTTTTTAGTGGAAACATATCTCTACCTTTAACTCTTAATTTTATTAAACTATCTTTTTGATATTTTGTTTTTAAATTAGTAAATACTACTTTATAACCTTCTTCAGCTGAACCTGTTACAGGTGCTAAACTTCCTGTTGCTATTGTTGAATCATTCCAAACTATTTCTAATTTAGGTTCATATATTGTATTTGTTTCTTTTGAAAAGAATTTAAGAACACCATAATCATTTGAATCAACCGATGCGGATGTATGGTGATGCAATATAAATCCATTATTAGATAAACTACTACTAACCCATAGATTTACAATGTTAGTAACATCCATTCTAATATCATCCGGCTCATTACTAAATGATTGAGATGCCATAGATGCCGTATACCAAGTACCTCCGCCACCATTTGATATTGAGCCCGTATCAGAACCACTTACATATGAATTTGGTATTGCTACATAATCCATCCATTTAGAACTACCATTTTTGTAATACCAACTTACACCATCTGATGTTATATTATCAAATTTAGTTCCAGTACCCATTGTCCAACTTTGAGAAACTGCGTTTGCATATAGTGTGTAATCTAATGGAATTTCTTGTGAGTTGGCTGATTTAAGATTTAAAAAAGCTTTCCATCCACTTCCTGTTTCTATATTTGAAACATCAAACTTTATTAAACTCCTAGCTACATCGATGGTAGAACCATAATAAAGTTTACCAACTTCTAATAGTTCATCTCTACCTGTATTTTGCTCTGGTTGTTGTAGATATATACTCGCGTCGTATGATGATGTATAAAATTTATGCATTATAAAGCCCTCCCTTTTATGTCTTTGTTAGGATATTTTACTTCGAAGATACAAGGGTCTAAAGAAGGGTAGACAATCTTTCCTTTAGTTGCTTGCTCTATATTATATTTGTTTGAAGAATAATTTCCATCTCCACCACATAGATTTGAAATCTTTACAGATGGTACACTCATTACTCCTTCTACGTTTGCTAATATTAGTTCTATTTCTGAAATATTTATTGGTTTATTAAATGTCCAACTATCTATATCAAAATAATTTTGTATTTCAGTCAAACATTTACTCAATACTTCTCTTTTATTATAATTTGAATAACAAATAATTTCAAAATCAACTCCAATGTTTACAATAAAACCATCAATCATATTAACTGCATCAGTAATCATTCTATATTCACCTAAATAGGTTTTAAGATTTTGCTTAACGGCTGGATTTAATTGAGTTAGTTTTTTATTACCATCATACCCAAGCATATACATATTGATAGCAAATGGGTTATTTATTTCAGCTACATTTGATTTTTTCTGAGAAAGGTATTTAACTAATTCTTTTTGAATATCTGCTTTTGATTTATCTTTTATACCATCTACTAATCCAACAAATTCTGCTATATTATTTGGACTTGATAAAATAGATGATGGAGAATTATTATCAATTTCACCATCAGGAGAAACATACACTTTTGCAACACTACCATATCTTTCTGGCATACTCAATGCTCTTACAATATAATCTTGTCTCGTTACTGCTCTATTTTGAGAACCAAATGTTGCTAATGCATTTTGTCTAATTTCTTCAATTGTTTCAGCACCTCTCCCACCTACTGCAGATTCTAAGTTTTCAACTGCTATTGATTTTTTCATTGTTTCATACAATGTTATATCTAATACAGATAATAAATCTTCTTCAAATTCTATTCGATTAATTGTAGTTAAATCTCCCATATTTACATTTGATGTAATTCCACCTCCTGTTAAATATTTTATAATCAATGTGTTACCTGCTGTTGGGGCTATGCCAAATGTATTTGTTTTTAAAAAATTAGATGGGTCGATACCTTGATTTAATCTTTGTATTGAATTAGCTAAACCAAGTCCTACATTTTTAGTATTTGGTAAAATCGTTTCATCTGACATATTAACATCTCCATTTCCAAATTGTAAATTCATTGTATTATCTGAATTCACTTTTACTGAAAATCTTCTTGGTACTTTTTGTACTTCTAAGATATATGGTACATCATTAGAATACGAATTTAAATCACTATTAGTTTCTATATTTGAATTTTCTACAAATATTGTTTCTTGTGCCAAATATGGAACTTCATAATATTTGTTAGTTTGTGCATCAACAACTGATATGATTTGTATTATATTTGTATCGGATATTGTTATATATGGATAATCACCAGCTGGTACTGATAAATTTGTTTCCGATTGTTTAGCAGATATTGCTTTTACTTTTTTAGTTATTAAATAAAATGTAGGAGCTCCTGTTACAGTATCTCTACTATGTACATCTATTTCTCTATTAGTAGGATTTGAAAAATCAACTGCATCTATTGTTCTAAACGTAACACTTCCATTTGTAGTAGATGTTATTTCCATACCATCTTTTATTTTTAAATAATAACTTGCATCCGGTTCATATCCACTTCCTCCACCAATATTCTTTGATGGTACTAATTGATAAACAGTCATAGTAGTTACAGCAGGAGATGTTACTTTTGGTTTATATCCCATCGCCTGTGCCAATGCTACTACGTTCTTACGTTCAGTAGCATGTGATAACATTGATTCTTTTAATTGGGTATCCTGATAAAATGAAAGTACATCTCCTATATAAGATGCCATTTCAATAAACACCATACCTGGCGAAGATTCATTGAAATCCGAATATGTATTTGGAAAATATGTTTTAGCATATTGAATTAGATTCTCTCTTAAAGAATCAAAATCTTTACCAACATAATTTATATTCTTAGAATTTCCCCAAGATTTTTTAATACTCTTTACTGCCATTATTAGTTATTTACATTTATTTTTACCGATTCAGATAAATTTTTATTTGATTTTAATGAAAAATTAATTTCTACTCCAAATTTATTTGCATCTTTATATTCATCATTATAATCTACAATGATTTCATTTATTTCTAAATAAGGTAACCAAATATTAACTGCCTCACTAATTACACGTTCTACTTCATAATCAATTTCACCATCTATAATTTGTTCAAAAAGTACTTTCCAAATATCACATCCAAAATCAGGCTGAGCTACTCTCTCACCTTTTTTTGTCATTATTAAATTAGTTAAGTTAGATTTTGCTTGTGTTAATGTTGTAAAATTTTTAGAAAATATACCACCTGTATTTGAGGTTTCGTTTATACCAATACCCAATACTTTATAGTCATTAACTGCTAAATCCGTTACATTAACTTTACCTAACTCTATTGCCATTATTTAAATCTTTTTACTAATTCAGTATAATCTCGTGTTAATGCTTTCATAGTTGCATCTTGTAATCCATCGCCAGTTGATTCAAATTGCTGTGGAATATTTTGTGGTGCTATTGTATCTCTATAATCCATAGTTTCCCAATCTTCTTCCATAGTTTGTTGTGGTTGTATCATATCTAATACACTACCACCACCCTGCCCACCTTCTGCTCTTTGTGCAGCTGTGAATGGTTGAGTCATATTTAAAATCTCATTTATCATTGGGTCTTTTGTAAATTCCCTTTGTGGTTGAGCTCTTTGTTGTGTTGTAACTACTGTTGATTTTCTAATTGGAGCAGTAGTGTTTACCTCCGTTAATTCTGCTAACGATGGTGTTGATTTTTTTTGTGTGTTTAATGTAACTACGCCTGATTTAATTAATTTAATTAATTCTTCTTTAACTTGCGTTTTTACTTCATTCTTAACCACTTCCTTAATTAGTGATACTAAAATGTCTGATTTCATAAAAATTATTGTTCTTTGTTAATAAATATTAAAAGATAAAATTTAATCGGGTACCTTATAACCACTCCATTTAACTATGCCTGGAGCAGGAGGAGTTGGTGGTGGGTATTGTGCTAAAACTGCGTATATTCCCGATAATGTTAATAGGTGTAGCTTTGCCGAATTAATAAATGCATTTAAAAATTGTTCCGGATTATTATTTGGTGGTACTTTAAATGGTGTCCAATTGCCAGGTTTTAAAACAATACCCGTTGTTGTTGCTATATTTTTAATAGCGCCTGGTGCGGGTATTGTTGGTGGTGGAAATGGTGACATTTTTGCACCTAACCAATATACTATTATAGCCGGTCCCACTACTTCTAAAAAAGTTAATACTTTAGCTTTTTGAGTTTGTTCTAAAAATGTTATAATAGTTTGTTGCATTAGTATGGGGTTTCCTTTAATACACGGAACTCCATTTATAGGGTCTTTACCACTCTTAATGGCTATAACATATGCAAGTGTAAATGCTTTTGCAAAATCACTAAT